AATGAGCGCAATGTGTCATATATCGGACAAATTGAGCGCGAATTGACCGCTATAAGACAAGTTAATGACCGAAACATAGAAGCAAAAAAAAAGTGGCGCAAAGCCACTCTTTATTCGGTTGGTCTTAATGTTACTTTTTTAGCTTCATTAATCGTTTTAAGTAGATAGCAAAATCCAACGCTTCCTCGTATGCGTGGTTGAGCCATTCCTGTTCGCTTAAATTAGCTTTGTCAACAGTTACTCCATATTTCACACGTCCCATCTTTTCACGTGCAATGAGATCGGTAATTACTTCCTTGTAGGTTTCGCTTTGCAGGTTATCAAAATCGTGTGTTAAATTCATTTCACTTGTAATTTAGGTTGAACATCTTTTTGTTTACGGATAAATTCGGTTAATTCTGGAAGCATCCAATATCCATAGGTTGACATTTCATAAGTAAAGTCATCAATCTGTTGAGTGATGTCTGGCAGTATTGCGCCATCAGCGTTCCACAAAGCGGTTATTGTCTTGCCGTGTTCACGCTGGATGCTGTCGTTTAGTCGTTTCAATAACATCTTCGTTTGATGATTGTAGAACCATTTGATTGGTTCGCATTCGTCACCTGCATAGATAGACGCTTGTAACCACATTAACAGATTCAACACCTTTACTTTTTCTAATTCGTCTTTTGTAATTTCAGTTTTCATCTTGACCTCCAAATTTTTCTTCATAATATTCGTCACCATCTTCAAATTCTTTACCATCAATGTTGTAAAAATAAGCGTAATCGCCATCATTCCACGCATCAACAATTTGTTGTCTTTCCATTTTTTTTGCTATTGCCATTGTAAATGTTAATGTTTCCAACAAATCGCCATCATGCTCAAAGTGGCTTTTAATTTTATCGTAGAACCATTGTACTGCTGTTTTTTTACTCATCCTGACCTCCGTAAGTTTCGACATAATAAACACAACCGTTAAATCTTGCGCTCAATTCATTATTAATATCAATCATTTTTGTTCCTTCTAAAAATGCATGAACAATCTGCTCACGTTCCATTCGTAGTGCTTCATCAATAATAGATGATGGTAACTGCGATTCAAGAATAGGCCATTGTTCTAATAACCATTGTAATGCTGTTTGTTTTTTGTCGCTCATATTTTTCTTTTTTTGATTATCAAAAGAGTTTGTGTGTAACCAATTATTGACACTAAATTGAGTTTGCTGCCATTTGTTTGTTATGAAAACAATAGCCGAGCAGAGTCGCTGTTCTGCTTAACATTGGTTACGCTATCAAGGTGCACCTTGCCAATGATTCTATTTAGGGCTACTGCTTTTCATTTAGTCATAATTCATCGTTAATCTCTTGAGCAATTAATTTGAGTGCGTATTTAGCACCTGCCATAAACGCGAAGTAAGATTCGCCACTCATTCCATCTCCACCGAATGCAGCGTAGTATTCGGCTTCTAGTTTAATCATTTCATTTAGTTTCATAGTTGTTTTGTTTTTAAAAGTTTGTAGTCAGGACAGGATTCGAACCTGTAAATGGGCTGCCATTATAGTGACCACACGCTATGTGCTTTTTTACCCTTGGTGCTATAACCATCCAATGCGTCTACCAATTCCGCCACCTGACTATGTGACAAATATATTAAATTTATTTAACCAAAGGCATATTTGCCAAAATTCTTTTTTAATTCGTAAAACGCTCTCATCATTATCGCATCCGCAAAGTCGGGAGATATGCCATACTTCTTCTGCAATGTTTCCTTATTGGTCACTCGCAGCTTTCCATCGCTATCAATTTTTTCCCTGCGTATCATTTCGAGTTCTTTGATAATGGTATCTTTATGTGTGGATTCAAACGTAATTGCATTCGTTGTTATCAGTTCACCTAACTTGAAATAACAATCCGCTTTTAAGTTCATGTAATTGTCGCGCACAGCTTTTGAGCCATTAAGAAACCCTTTGCATTTCATAAAGTCAACTACTCCACCGCCAATACCATCTTCATCACACAACACATTCGACAACCGCACACCATTGGATTCAGCTAACTGGCGAATGGTATCAACCACCTCATTAATTGGTTTGTGTTTTAAGACAATAAATTTCTCCGCGTGTAATCCATTCCACAAAACAATAACAGTTCTATCATTTCCCATCCGCGCAATATCCGCAGTAATGAATTTGTCATTATTTGACTTGTCATTATTTGGCAAACGAAAACATCGGAGTAAATCATCGTATTCATAGATTCGGTCTTTGGTTTCATCATAATCCCAATCTCCTTCTAACAACCTTTTGCGGTCAATGATTGGCAGCATTTGCAATGATTCTAAATATACCTCTGAAACGTGTGGGTTATCCGTTGGTAATGCCTGTATAAATCGCCTATCTTTTCTTATCGTGCCATTCCTTTGCGCATCAAAGAACTCATTGTATAACCAACCTTTGTGTGGGTTACAGGTCATGAGTAACTTTGGTTTGTCGTTTATTAACTTGTAACGCAAACGAGAAGAAAGGATGTCGATACATTTTTGAGATACCTCTCCAGCTTCATCAACGAATGCGTCTGTTAACTCTATCGAACCAAATCTTTGGAACTCGGGATCACTTGGTAAGTCAGCTAAATCCATCAATATAATTTGACTTCCGTTGTAGAATTTAACAACGTGGTCTTGGCCGTTGTATGTCCAATGCTTATCGGGGTTCAATCCATACATGGAGCATAACTCAAAGAAGGTAGCCATTGTTGATAGGCGCAGTTTTTTTAGTTCAGAACGTCCAATTAATCCGCGTGTTCCGGGATATTTCAACCTCCTTTTTATTTGCCAATCACAACCAAGAAATGATTTTCCACTACCTGCAGAACCACCGTATAACAACTGCCTACAATCGTTGTCGATGGATAGCTGTTCGAGTGCTTCAATTTGTTTCGCGTGGTATTGCATCGTTCATTATTTGAATTACTTTAAAAATCTCATAAGCAACTTGCGGAACTATTGCATTTCCGTATCCCTTTAAGGATTCTGCTCTCCACTTTGAAAAGGTAATTCCGTCCAGTTTGGAGGGAAGCCCATCATCTCCGCCACAAACCGGGGATTGAGATGGGAACGAGTTCCAAGTGCTTCGTTGATTACTGATGATAAATCGCGGCCCTTCCAATTTTCTGTTTTGCATTTTGCGTTGTAATCCGATTTCAATGGTGTTGGTAGCATTCCTTTGTACAACATCATTGACAAATCTTGCTGCCTGTCTTTCTCTATTCGATTGTTCCAATATTTCTCGCTGTGTCCATGTTTGTATTCTCCGGCTGTTGGTGTTGGTAGCAATGAACCATATTCGATCTCTTCGGTGTGGCGCACCGACGGCACAAGCTGGCAGTAATATCGGTTGTACTTCGTACCCACAATTTTCCAGGTCAGCGCACACTTCTTCGAATACCACTCCCCCGTTCCAATTAGTAAGTCCACGAACATTTTCCCCCACAACGTAGGTTGGGTTAATCTCTTGTATTGCTCGGAGCATATGCGGCCAGAGATGTCGCTCGTCCTCTTTCCCAAGTCGTTTTCCTGCGGATGAATAAGGTTGGCATGGGAATCCTCCGGTAAGGATGTCAATTGATCCTCGGTGAATAGTGAAATTTGTTTTTGTGATGTCTTCATAACTAATTGATTTTGGAAAATGATAATGTAATACTTGTCGTGGGAATGGCATCCATTCACAATGAAAAATGTTTTCCCACCCCATCCATTCGGCAGCTAAATCAAAACCACCAATTCCGCTGAATAATGAACCATGCGTCATAACTTATTCATTATTCGTTGTTGTAAAATCGTGCTATCCATGATGTCCGCATACAACCTACGCATCAATTCCTTTTGAACTGATTGATTGAAGGAGAGTTTTTCATCCTTATTCATCCGTTCCAATCGCGTTTTTGTTAGGTGTAAATCTTCAATCACTTGGAATCGCGCAGCGAACTTCCATTGCTTCCATTGCTCATCAGTCCAGCAGTCATCGTTAATAGCTTCGAGTTCGTAAAATTTAGCAATGAAGTTAGGCGCGAGAATCATTACCGTTGTCCGTTGGTTGTCCTTCCATCGTTGGATATCTGTTGTAAACATCTCCTTCCAATTGATTGGCTCGTTGTATTCAGCAATCGGTGTTTCCATTTTCGTTTTCTTTTTTTCGAGCGCGATGTTCATTTGGTTACGGACATTCGTGTAGTTCTTTAGAACATCCGATTGAAATTGAATTGTAATCATGCCATAGTTTTCCACGCGTGGAAATTCAACTCCTGCCGCGTTCATTTCAAATGCCAACGCATATTCACCAATCGTTGTGTACGCATAGTAATGGATGGCGTTAGTAAATAGCATTTGCGTTTCTTCGCTGGATGGCAGTTGTTTTATTCCACTAATTACAACCGTTCGCGCAATTAATGATTTGAACATTTGTAGAGTGATGTCGCACAACCTCACTTGTTCCTTTGCTTCGAGATATGCGCGTTCATTCGGTGTCAATCCAGTTTTGTAATTCAGACCTTTGTATTCGACCAATTGTGTCATTGTTTTGTTTTTTATTAGTTATAAATTCGTGTAATTTCCAAGCCGATCTCATCGCTGCTTTCCAATCTTTCATTTTCTTTTTGCCGTAATACCAATTAGTATTCGTGTAATGGCTGATGAAGATGTCAGCGAAGTTGAGCGCATCTTCTGTTTGAGCATTTGGCACACGTTCAATGAAGTATTCAGCGACCTGTTCAAGCGTTGGCGGTGTGAATCTGTTGTTGTCGCTTTGTTTCTTTTGGAGTAAGTAGTCGAGTTTTAGATGCAATTCGCGCACCTCTCTCAAGATTTCCGTAAGTTCGTTCATGTCGCCATTTTTTTGTAGTTAGTAACTCGTCAAATGTATAAATTTTTTTACTATTCAATATGCGGATTACTTCATTTATTTTTTTCTGAAACTTTTTATCCGTAGCAACCAGCGCATCAAATGCTTTCATGTTGTGTATCATTGTCGCGTGGTGTCTGTTTAGATGACTTCCCATTTTCGCAAAACTCCAATCAGTTCCCATCCGCAAAAATGTTGTGTAAATAATTCGAGCATCATTGAATTCCCGGTACCTCAACCTACAAAACAATTCATGTGGTGCAATCTTACAGACATTGCAAACTGCTTGTAAAATCTCATTGGTTAATTCGTTACCATCTGGTCGCACCATCTTTTCTTTGTCGTATTTGATGATCTCCGTTAGTGTTGAAGCGTTTGGATTCGTCACGATGTCATGCAGCAAATCGAATGCAATGGGTGATTGTATCATGTTCATCTTTAGCTTATCGTATGCGTTTAATAAATACTTATTCATCACCTTCATTTTTAATTGTTATTACGCTGCTATTAATTGCCATCTGAACGATTATCTTGATGTCGATATTCAGTTCATCGGATATTTTCTGAATGTCCATTAATCGCATATAAACAGGATAGTTGACGTATCGCCATGCGGTTGGGTAACTCACCCCGATAACGCGCCCAAATTTGAGCGTGTTACCGAAGTGGTTTTTAATTAGTTGTTGAAAATCTGTTTTCATTCTTGTTGCAATTGTAATGTGCTTATCCATTCTTGGGGTATTCAGAAAGGTAGATCACTATTGTCATTGGCATACTCCTCTCTGACTTGGGTAGGGATAGAACTGCTCTTGATGTTAGCATCCATCTTCCTATCATTCAACGCATTATCAACCGCATCTTGGTTCGCTTGTTGGCCTGTTGTCAAATAATGCTCAAAGTACAACGCGCAGTTGATGTATTTATACGGTTCTTCACCTGCGCCAATGGCATCAACCGCAGCTTTCAAAGCAACCGCTCGCGCTATTTCCGCTTTATCCTGTGGAGATTTTTGAAATGATCCACCACCACCTCCAAATGATTTGGCAGGTGCGCCAGCTTCACCAATAAATTTAACGGATGGGGTTTTACCACTGCCACCGATTTCGTACTGATATTCCTTGCCTACTTCAAAACGGCAATTGCCTTTTGCATAGTTGTTACCTGCATCACCATTCTCGAATGATACCTCAAAAACATTCATGTCCTTGAATTGTCCATTAGGTTGGACACCCCTTACTTTACTTGTTTTCATCTTTTTTTGATTTTTAGGTGTATAACTGTTTTTTGCTATTTCAATATCTCTTTGATTTTTAAAATCATCTAATTTGTTTTCGATTGAATCTTTAGCCACTAATATCGGTTGGCCATCTTCGTCTTTTATCCAGGGCATTATTTCTGATAGGTTTTTTCGTTTAACAATTCCTCCATTCTTTCGAGTGGTGTTCTATTCGTTCCGTTAGCGATGTGCTGCGCTATCTGATTGTAGTCAAGCTGCTCGGTTGGATAGCTTGCTGATTGTACACAGATGTACTTTCTAGGGTAGGTCATATTCATAGTTGTCCATCTTTTATTTGACTAATCCACTTGTATGAGTATAGTTCCTTATTAGTACTGATAAACGCGTTTTTAAACAATTCACCTGTATAATCATCCTTAAATTTTTGGAATGCAACTTGTAAGATTGATAACTCTTCGTTGTTTAGTTCCAGCTTCCATACTTTTGTTTGATATTCCATGATCTTAAATTATTTGAAAGATGAATATTTCAGTTGAACAAGGACTGTTTTCGCCATCGTGAGCGAATGCCCATCCATCGGCATCATAACCATAGGTTAAACCCATTTCCGATGCTTTATCCAATACATAGCGATTGGCCATTGTTAATGAATCATAATTGCGAACTTCCGCGTTGATTCCCTCTTTGATGTGTACCTGATACATAGTTTCCATTTTGTTTTGTTTTTTGTTTATCTTTGATTTGTTTGCAAATATATGTAAAGTTATTTTGATAAAACAAGAAAAAAATGAAGAAAAATGTTAAAATATTTTTATTAGACAATAACTCATTGATTTCCAATGTAAAAAAATCGTACAAAAAAACATATAAAAAACCATTTGCAGGTGAAGCTGGAGTACAAAAGGCAGTTATTGACTATCTCAAATACACTTATCCCCAAGCATTATACTGCGCATCTGCAGGTGGGGTAAGGACATCCATGAAACAGGCTATTAAAATGAAGGCCACTGGCTATGTGAAAGGAGTTCCCGACTTGCAAATCTTCGAACCAATGGGTAATTATCATGGGTTATTAATCGAGATTAAAGATATTAAAGGTGTTGTCAGTAAGGAACAAAAGGAATGGATAAAGGAATTGAATAAAAGGGGATATTATGCTACAAGTAGTAAAGGCTTTGAAGCTACGATTAAAGTAATAGATGATTATTTCAAAGGAGCGATATAACCATTGGCGCAAGATTGCGTTATCATTAACCGCAAATAGTTTTGAAGCGGACGATTTGCTCCACGATACCATTGGCCGCATTCTTGAAAACAATTTAGATCACATAAAAGACATAGAAGCGTATGTAGCACACGCAATTCGAATCGCTTATTACAGTAACCGTTCATCTTATCACAACCTTTATCGCAAACATTCAGACCTTTACGCAGACATTACAGATGAACATCTCCAAAACATGGCGGTTGAATCAGTATGGATGGCAGATCGATTGACGAATGAGCAACTTGATATCTACATTAGCCGACTTCCATTCTTTGAACGCGAAGTGTTTTATCTGTATGCGCTCAACGATTTCAGTTATGATGAACTTTCGAGAGAAACAGGAATACCGAAAAGCTATTTATATCAGACGGTGAAAGCAGCTAAAGATGAATTAAGAAAATCAATTATAAGATTATGAATACAATTATTGAAATGGCCAACAAACGAATGGCTATATGTGTTGAATGCCCAGCGTACAACGCGACAACGCGCACGTGTGGAACACCTTTAAACAAACTGAATCCACTCGGAGAAACGATGACATTGGATGGAGTAAAGTTTAAACCATGCGGTTGTTTTCTCGATGTCAAAACGAAAATGACGCTATCCGATTGTCCTGCCGGGAAATGGGAGAAAGTTGTCGATGGTTCACTTATTCAAGACGCTCAAACGCTTTTATTCAACGCAAGAAAGAATGGTGCGTTAAATAACGATGAACGCATTACACTTGCTCGTTTAAAATCGTTGATGACTGGCCGCAGTGAAAAGGTGACAAGCTGCGTGACGTGTGTAAACCAAACCATTGCCGAACTGAATAAGCAATTGAAAAGAGAAGAAGTGCTACAAGTAGAAGAAGTAGAACCTATTCAACCTAAAAAACGTGGACGAAGAAGAAAACAACAATCTTGATTATGAATCTGCTTCTTTTCTTTTTTATCTCCTATACGGTGATCGCATTATCACTTATTGGGTTGATGAGTTTGATGTTCCTCAATCAAACATTACGTTTTTCTCGTAACAATTTCATAGGTCTAATTGTTACAGGAATTTTTTGGCTACCGATTCTTATTTATTCATTGATTGTTGAAAACGATAAATAGAACTAAACACAATTCAATTTATATTTGTTGTGTTCAGTTGTTCTTGAGATCCTTCCCCTTTGATTTAGGACGCTGAACACGTTTAAATCATTGGGGAATTTTTTTTTGATATCTGAATAAGGTTTTTTCCCGTTTTTATACCTTACCATGTAACTTTAATTAAGTGGTGAATAAAAGCGACTGCGAAAAGAACCATCATTGAAATTGGTAGAAGTTATGTGATTTTAACTTTGAGATTGTTTTAATGATGAACAACATTAATAATAATAAATCCAAGCTCCGCAGAGGTGCGACTTGGTGGTGAGAGGAAGTAAAGAACCTTATTAATGCCAGTACCTAACTGGAACTTTTGGGCGGTGAGTAGTTATCAATTAAAGTTAAAGAGATAACTAAAAAGGATTATGAATATGGAAGAAACGTGTGTTCATCTTTATTCACCTAAAAACCTAACTATGTCCATAATTAAGATAACATGAAAAGAAAAGAATTACGAGCCGAACTATTTGAAAAAATGATAACCGAATACGCGAATGAAAATAGCATTGTGTGGAAGCGATTAGGTAAACCACACTTTCGCGTTATGCTTCCAACCATTACGGTTGACATATTTACAACAGGTCTTAAATACCATTTAATTGAACCAAATCACAGAGGAGAATTTCACAATCTAAATGATGCAATTGCATTGCTGAATTTCTTAAAAAAATAACTATCTTTGAATCATGTTAATAATACCAGCACAAATTGAATCAATCAAATCAAGAAAGGACAAAACAACGGCCATTGTGATTGGCACCAATGAAATCAGTCCATCAATCGCAGGTCAATTGTTCAATCTTCAATCATCGTTTGTGTATTGCGCTCTAAAAGAGGAAGAGTTCGCTACAAATGAAAAGGAGATAATAAACGATTTAAAAGCTGATTTTGAGATTGAAAAGAAAAGCAATGGTCAGAGGTTGCGTAATGTGTTTTATAAGCTGTATGAACAAGATAACGAAGGATTTTTAACCTTTGTAAAATACTACGATCATAAGATGGAACAGTTGATTAATCATTTCAAAACTAAAATAGAGTTGTAATGTTTAGCTATTACGGTAGTAAATCAAAATTAGTGGAATACTATCCACCTCCTAAACATAATAGGATAATTGAACCATTTGCAGGAAGTGCAAGATACAGCTTACATCATTGGAAAAATGATATTTTATTAGTTGACAAATATCCAGTTGTAGTTGAATTATGGAAATGGCTAATAAATGCCACCAAGAAAGATATTTTAGATTTGCCAATACTAAAAAAAGGTGATGACATCAGAGAAATAGAAATGCCAATAGAAGCACGTTATTTAATAGGTTTTTCAATCAATAAAGGTTCAACTTCTCCAAGAAATATTGTGACTGAATGGGGTGAACCAGGATGGAATTATACACGAACAAATATTGCTGAAAATATATATAAGATAAAACATTGGCAAATTATCAATACAAGTTACAATGAGTTACAAAATGAAAATGCTACGTGGTTTATTGATCCACCATATCAATTCGGTGGTGAACATTACAAGGTCAATAGTAAAAAAATTGATTTTAACCAACTTGGAGAATGGTGTCAAAATAGAAATGGTCAAGTGATTGTGTGTGAAAACACAAAAGCTGATTGGTTACCATTCAAACCAATGGTGGATTTTGTTGGTGCATATGACACCACAACCGAAGCAATATGGTCTAATAATAAGACAAATTACGATTATCAACAATTATCATTTTTGTAAATATCAAAAGTTAAGAAAAATGGGATTACCAAAAGGACAAACTAATAATACGCAAGGCCGCCCCGTTGGTTCAAAGAATAAACGAACCGAACAATGGGAGTCACTCGGCGATTCAATAACAGGACATCAAGCGGAACAATTTAACGCATTCCTCGATAAGCTATGGAACTCACGCAACGATGAAGATAAAATGATTGCAAGTGAATTGTATTTGAAAACACTCGAATACTTCAAACCAAAACAAGCGAGGACAGTTCACGCAGGCGACAATGACGCGCCGGTAAACATCATCATAAGCGACAAACTATGAAGGCGATAATCGAATTTAATCTTGACGAGCCAGATGACGTTGAACAACACAAGCGGTTCACTAACTTAAACGCTGTTTATCTTGCGTTATGGGAGTTCGACCAAGAAATGAGAAGTACCATAAAGTATAATACCAAAGAGTATAATGGCGAACAATTGGACGCACTCGATAAGATGCGCGAAAAGTTCCATGAGATACTAAACGAGAATCAAATAAAAATAGATTAATGAATCAAGACCAAGCAAAAGATACCGCTAAACACACGTACACAATGTGTGTGTTATTCGGGTTATGGCTACAACAAAAGGAGCAACGCAAACGAATTGCTAAAACTGAGATGAGTGTACTATTTGATGAATGGATAAATAAAGTATTGGAGGAAGTAAGCAATGCAAAAGATTAATTTAGATTTATCACCCGAAAAGATAACCGTTGGTCAGTACGTTGGATTCGCCATGAACGAAGGCGATTTGGTTAACCAAGTTCAAGCCATTACCAAACTACCACGAAGTAAGGTATTGTTGCTCACACCATCTCAAATGAATGACATCAAAAATTCATTTGATGAAGCGTTGTTAGCCATCCCATCGAAACACGTGCCGAAGTTCATGACGAAGTTCACGAAATACAGATTTGTTCCGGATATTAACTCCATGACATTTGGAGAATGGTTGGATTTAGATGCGAATTGTAATGAGTTTCCAAAGCATCTGAATAAGTTACTCGCAATTTTATTTAGACCTTGTAAAAACGAATTTATTAATCGCTATGAAATTGAAGATTACGATTCGACAATTCATCTC